AGTCAACGCAATCGGGAACTCATCGTAACCGTTAAGAAGCTCAAATAAGCCGTAACCCATGTCGCTCTCAACGTCGTCTCCTTGTGCTGGACTCCACACTGTCTGGTAGTAGCCCTCTGCCCCGTCCTCTTCGTCTACGAGTCGCTGGAATGTTCTCACGATCTCAACAAGGTCTTCTGCGTCCCTATTGCCGAGGTTGAACAGCGTTGCCGACTGGTTGGCTAGGAAGGCGTTACGATTACCGTATGGCCCGTCTAGGTCTTGAGATGTCATGCCCATGCGCTTATCAATAATATCGTCAACCCAATCCTCATCCCACCCCTCAGAGTGAACTGCCGCTGTAAGGTCTTGGATAGACATGAAGTGGCGGATGTGAACTCGATCAACCCGCTTCGTGTCCATCGTATAGGACGGGTAGATGATATCTGCGCGCGGACATTTAGACTCAACTACTGGGCGGTCAATGTCACCCTTGATTACTGGAATTTCCGCTATGCCATTCTGTCGCAATTGCTTAAGCGCCTTTTTAGCTCTCTTCACGTTCACTCCCTCAAAGCTTTGCTGGAATATGTCAATAGCTTCATCAACTCGATCAGCGTCAGCAAATAGTTCTGCCGCCTCTGGGAACTGTTCTGCGATTTGCTCTAGGTCAATCTCCTCAAGATGCACACGAAGTCGCTTCTCCCATCCTACCCATGTAGCTGCCATACCCTTCTCAAACATGTCATTAAGACTCAGCTCAATCTGATCATAAGAATTTGGAATCCAACTATCCAGCATCCACCGAATAAATACAGTAGTTGAGGCAGCTCGCTCTGCATCTTCGCCATTTACGGGGGCTGCGGATATGTTGCCGTCTCGTATAGCGTTCATGCAGAGGGCTACCAAAGTGTTAATGCGCGGGTCGATCACTGGCACTTCTTGGTCAGATGCACCTACCCACGGCTTTGCATCTAGCGAGTGCTTCTTCTGGTCGAGTGTCTTGCCAGGCCACCACATTCGGCGCTGGTTGTATGAATCGGCACACTGGTCAGCATACCCAGAATGGTCGCCCAAGTCCTTGCGCCAAACATTGTTCAAGTTCTTGATATTTGGCTCTTTGCGAACAAAGGCAAGGTCTTCTAAATATTCGTCTTCCATTGTGGATATTATACGGTTCGGGGGGAAGATGCGCTGCGTAAAGCCTTGCGATGTATGATTTTCACATCGTTTCCAGCCTTTCCGCATAGCTCTCCTATTTCAGCGCAACCCATCTCCGTTGTTTCGCCAGAGACTCCTCGCTGTAAAAACTCCCACGCGAGCCATGCGTCAAACGCATCCTTTCGGAATCGACCATCATCCACGGAGCTGCCAAGCTCTCCCTGCCATGAGTTTGCCATTACAGATTACTCCATGCCTTTCCTGCAAGTGAGGCGTGACGATAATACTTGACGGACTTATATTCAATGACCTCCAACTTCATGGGCTTCCCGCGAAGGTGCATGGGGTCAGACAGGAACGGGATCAAGGCGCGGACTGTGCGAATTTCATCGCCTTCGCGGATCTTGCATTCAACCTCGTTCCTACCCGATTGAGCATAGGAGCAGATAGAATCTACAAACTGGGGCTTCACTATCTCCTCCATCTCCTTGCGCATCTCTACGGTTTCTAGGTCGTCGTAGTAGTTGCGAATTAGCGCAGCCGTCTCGACGGATACGTCTCCAGTCTCTTCTGGTGCAAACTGCTTCCGCAGTCGTCCTACTTGCATAGGTGTTACGCCGTATTCGGCTGCTAGTTCTTTACATTTCATAATTAGTATCCTCCGATTGTTGATGTTTGCTTGAACGCCTCCTTTGAGTAGTGCTCAATGCCTATGCCATTATTGGCTGTTGCTGCGTAGCGAGGAAGGTCAATGAAGTCCTTCAGCGGCTCATCCTTCTTCCCGTTCTGGCAGTAGTTCATAAAGCTGAAGATTGTATTCCCGCAAGCTCTTGATATTCTGAAGGTTGGAGAGTTTGTGTATTTGTCAAACGGCTGCTTGTTGTCATAGCTCAACCACTCTTGGATTCTAGGAATGCCCACATCCTCGGTAGCCCCGAAGCTTGGGACAGTGTCAATGCCAATGTCATAGAGTTCGTCTTGCAAAGTGCGCTCTCCGTCGTCCGCCGTCTGCTTTGGGCTATGAGCAAAACGAACGTCAATGATGCGCTCGAAAATTGGGATACGATCCTCAATCTTTGTCCACTCGATCTTCAGTGCTGATAGTGACATACCGCCACAATCCTCCGCTGCTACGCCCTTCTTCCACGTAACCTCGTCATCAGATCGAACCGTAGACTTGCCTTCGATTGCCCATTCGCCGTAGGTGTCTCGGTCAGGCCATTCAGCCCATTGCCGAACATCACCTTTGGAGTTCACTCCATACCACGCACATGCCCACGACTTCTTGCCAGCAGGGTCAATGACTTGATAGTTCGTCCACTCACTGCTAGAAAAGTCAATCTTCTCCTCCTCTGGGTCGTAGATGTGCGCCACTTGGTCGAACGTCCCGAACATAGCTGTCATGGACTTAGTGGGGTAGCCGTATAGATTCTTCTTGATCTCCTCAATCGAAGCATTTGCATGATTTCGCTTCAGGCGCTTCCAGTTGTTGAATGGATTCATCTCGGAGTGGTAGAATACGATAGCAACATTCTCCTTCTCAAATGGCTGCTGAATGTATGGCATCAGCTCCCCGTCCAGTATTGATGCTGGTCTTGACTCTACCGTCTTAGCTCCGTCGAGGATACTTCCGACTGTGGGAGTATAGCCGCGCTGCGGAGTGAATGTCACAAGAATCTTTGCATCAAAGTCCGCACAACGAGAACGAAGTCTCACCAGCAATGTCTCGTCGCCTAGATACTCGTCGCACCATGTCCCGATGTTAATGAACTTGCAATCCTTCTTCGGCGCACCCAGCTTCGCACCCTCAATCACGGAGTCATCGTTCTGGAACTGAGTATAGAACTTGAAATAGCAGACGGAACCGTTCGGTAGAATAAACTTGTTTCCAGTAAAGCCCGTAGCCTTTGAGTAGTTGATCTTGGCTACTTCGTCCTTTTGCTTGCACTTTAAATCCTGCGGCATCATTTCCCATAAGTAGGGTTGCTGACGCTCTACAGACGCATCCTCGTTCTGCGCCCAACAGAATATCTCAGTGTTCGGGTTCTCCAGGAGCGCCTGCATGACCATCCACGCTGCGCTACGGCTCTTGCCACTTCGCACCCCACCCAATACCCATACCTCGTCAATTGCGTCCTTCCATAGCAGCTCACGCACCTTAAACTGCTGCGGAAGCACGAAGCTGTGGTAGACTGGATCAATGACGGAAGCCTCAATGCGGGCATTGTGCAACTGAATGCTTTGAAGGTAGGCTTCTGGGTCGCCCTCAAGCAAGGCCAACTGATCCTCGTCTGAGGGTGGCTTTAGGATCGGGTGCTCTGTGTATTCTAGTTCCATTAGTCTACCTCAATTATTTCTGACTCAACTTTTTTAGCCTCCTTCGCTGCTGCAATCTTAGCCTTCAGCTCGTCTGCCTTGGATTCGTATTCTTCCTGACTCACAATGTGCTCGACTACGTGCTTCTGGACATTGTTGCCTGTGAGCTTGCCGTGAATGTCGTTGAGTGCTTGTAGGGACTTGCCAGACTTGAACATCACATTCTCGTCAACCTCAATAGCCCCAGACTCTACACCATCACCAAACTTGTTGAGAATCTTGCGGTGCGTGTCGAGTCCTTCAAACATTACAGAGGAAATCTCAGCAGCCCAAGCATTGCGGATTAGCTGACACTCTGGATCAGCCATTAGCTCGGTCTTCACATCATAGTAGAAGTTCTTGGTAATCTTGTGCTTACGACGAAATTCCTCAACCGTGCATGGCTGTTGAGTGATGTGCTGCGCTACCAATGCCCACTTCTTAGGCTCACGGACGCACCATGCTCGCTGATGACCTGTGCTTTCTTGCGCGTTTTTTAGTGCATTGGCAACGTAGTCATTCGTCTCTAGTGCTAATTCCTTACTCATAATCTTCGTCCTCGTCTTCTTCCCATGCCCAGTTGCCAATTTCCCCGACATCTCCGCTCATGTCATCTAGGCTATCCTTGAGTAGCATGCGCCCGATGCGCCAGTTTGAGTAATCGTAGTGCAATGCGCCGTCCTCCTCTGACAGAACCGCTATGGCATAGTTTGGGAAGTGCTCAGACAGAATTGCCAAAGCATTATCCAAGAGATCGTCTTCTGCGTCAGATAGCATTAGTAGTCTAAGCCTCCACAGCGAGCGTATGTATTGTCTACGATCTCACCTAGGTTTGCGTCTTTGATGTCCCCGTCTACTTCAGTGTCCCAGCTTGCAATGAGATTGAGTCTCAAGAACTCTTTCTTCTCTCGCTCACGTCGTTCTGCGCTGGTTTCCTTTGCCTTGGGGAACTTTACAGCGTCGAAGTTTTTGTCGAACTCGTCCTTATTGTGGTCTAGGCTACCTTCATTTTGTCTGCTACCTTTAATCATGCCTTTATTATACAAAACCTTGTCAATACCCTGTTTTGCCGCATACCTAAAGGGGGTTGACACGGTTTTGTATAATAGGGGCGACGGGAGCTTTAGGACTTCTCCCCGAACCAAAGGTGAAAGCCATGAAAGTCCAGCTCAGTGAGATTCTGGGCAGTCCTTTCTTATTCG